ATGATGTTTATCTGGGTATATCCCACGTAGTAGTGGATGATACGATTATGAGGACACCTTTGGGTGGATTTGTAAATCATTCAGATGAACCCAATTGTATTAAAGAGTTCGAAACTGAGGAGTGGGGGCAGATATATCACATGAGGACTATTAGAGATATTAAGAAGGGAGAAGAGTTATTTTTGAAATATACGTTTTATAGCGTCTAAATAAGTAGGAATATTCTTTCTACTTGTGTGGCAAAGTTAACGCAGTCCTTCAAGGATATATCTCTATCTTTTAAGAAGCATCCTGTAACTGACGATTTGGTAGTTACGAAGGATAGTGCTGCCATTAAGCAGGCAATTACGACACTATTATTAACCGACAAAGGCGAACGACTGTTCCAACCCGATTTGGGTAGCAGTCTTCGCCGTTTTTTGTTTGAACCATTAGATTTTGCTACAGCAGGACTTATAAGAACATCAATCCAACAATGTCTTGGTAGGTTCGAACCAAGAGTCCGAATTAGATCTTGTAAAGCAGTTCCGAATTCAGATGAAAACGGTTTTGATGTTGAATTAACATATAAAATCATTGGAACTACAATTCCACCAGTCACAGTAGACTTCTTCCTAGCTAGAACGAGATAATGCCATATACACAGTTAAACAATTTAGACTTTAGTAACATAAAGACTGCACTCAAAGATTATATGAGAGCAGAGACAGATTTTACTGATTATGACTTTGAAGGATCTGCCCTAAGTCAACTATTAGACGTATTAGCGTATAATACGTATTACACAGCGTTCAATACCAATATGGTAGTGAATGAACTGTTCTTGGATTCAGCGTCTCTGAGGGACAATGTGGTGTCTCTGGCGAAACAGTTAGGTTATACTCCAAAGTCAGTTACAGCATCTAAAGCATCACTTAACTTCAATATTGCAATTCCTAATAATGCACCTGATACTGTTGTCTTGAAGAAGGGTAGTGGTTTTCTTACAAATTTAGATGAGACTAGTTATCAGTTTGTTGCTACTAAGGACTACAGAGCAGAGGTAGCAAATAATCTCGCTGTGTTTACTGATGTTGAATTAGTAGAGGGTACTCTTGTCAATAGTAGTACAGCATACAGTAGTGCTGTTAAAGGTCAGAGATTTTTAATTGAAAACTCTAACGTAGATATCAATACACTTACTGTTAGAGTATTTGATAATGTCAATAGTAGTATTAACAACGAATTTAAGAAAGCAGATAATATTTTAGATCCAACTATCAATAAGTCTTCTAGAGTATACTTTGTGAATGAAATTGAAGATGAGAACTATGAAGTAATATTTGGTGATGACATTCTTGGTAAAAAACTTGAGAATGGTAATATAGTTGAAATGTCTTATGTCGTTACTCATGGCAAAGAAGTCAATGGTGCTAAGTCATTTACGTTTGGTGGAGTACTATCAGACGGTACTAATACATTAAGTATTCCACATACTGTTAAAAATATTTCCACAGTAGCAAAAGCGTATGGTGGTGAAGATATCGAGAGTATTTCTAAAATCAAGTATCTTGCACCTAAGTTCTTCTCTTCTCAGAACAGAGCAGTGACTAGTTCTGACTATGAAGTGATTGTACAGAACGTATATCCTGCTGTTAGTGATATCATTGTATTTGGTGGTGAAGAGCAAGTACCACCTGACTACGGTAAGGTGTTTATCTCAATAAAACCATCTGATGCTTCATTCCTATCTGCTTATACAAAGAATCAGATACAGACTGACCTTAAGAAATATTCTGTAGGATCTGTAAGACCTGTATTGGTAGATCCATCTATTCTATATGTTGAGATGGATTCAGTAATTAATTTTGATGGCACTAAGACAGAGTTACTTCCGCAACAGGTAGCATCTAATGGTGCAAAGGCGATACTTGAATATTTGAAGACATCTCAGACTGAGAAGTTCAATGGTAAGTTCAGATATTCGAAATTCATTAGTGTCATTGACGAATCAGATAGAGCAATCAAATCTAACCTAACCTCAATCACACTAAGGAAAGATTTCTATGCACAGTTGAATTCATCTTCCTTCTATGAGATATGTTATCAGAATGCATTCGAGATTGAATGTGATGAACCAGTTGTATCATCTACAGGTTTCATAACACTAGAATATCCAAACTATACCACGTATCTAGAGGATAGATCTGGCAAAATCGTGCTATATAGACTAGATTCAGTAACAGGCGAGAAAATTGTCTTAAATGATTCTTTGGGTGATATTGATTATGCTCATGGTGAAATTAAAATGTATGATTTGACTATCATCAAAGGAAGTTTTTCTGATAATCGTATTGAACTGCGTGTAAAACCTGCATCTAATGATGTCACTGTACTTAGAGAAGTATATCTTGACGTAGATGTAGCAAAGAGTAAATTTACAGCGATTAAAGAGTAGTGCCACAGACTGCAAAAAAGACCTCACTATTAATAGAGAATCAACTCGCTGCATTTATCGGTGAGGAGTATGAACTGTTTGGAAAGTTCGTACAAAAGTACTATGAACAGTTAGAGTTACAAGGACAACCATTAGATATTGCGAATCATCTCGCAACATATCGTGATATCGATTTTTATGAGAAGAGTGTTCTACAGCAGAGTGTACCATTAACCCAGTTTGCACAATCAACGGATGTGTCACTAACTGTGGGGGACACCAGTGGATTCCCTGATAGTGGGTATTTGCACATTGATGATGAGATATGTTTCTATAAGTCTAAATCAGCTACACAGTTTTTAGATGTCAGTAGGGGAGTATCAGGTAACACCCAACTAGGAGATCTCTATTCAGAGTCTACTTTCGTTACTACTCAAGCAGCAGATCACATTGCTTCTGCTAAAGTACACAATATTAGTAACCTTTTTCTATTTGCTTTAGTAAAAAGTTTCGAAACTCAGTATTTACCTGATTTTCCAACTGCTTTCCTTAATGATAGTGTTGATCAGCGTAATTTGATCAAAAATATTGCAGATTTCTATAAAGCAAAGGGTACAGCACAATCAATCAAGTTTCTCTTCAAATGCTTGGTTAAGAATGATCCTGAACCTGAAGTAAAATATCCTAGAGAGCAGACTCTTAAGTCATCTGAGTCTACTTGGATAAAAAATTATTCTCTTAAGGCAAAACTCCTTTCTGGTACTCCAGAGACATTTGTTGGAAAACGCATCGTCCAAAACGTAGACGGGGCCTACGCTTCGGCGGTTATAGATAACGTCCTCTTCAATGGTAAGTATGATGGTGAGGATTTGTATGAATTGATCCTTGCTGAGGAAACTGTCAACGGAACGTTCCTATTATCATCAAAGACTACTCTTACCACTGCTATAGATTATACGAGTACTTCTGTTGATGTATTCTCTACATTAGGGTGGAATGACAAAGGAAAGTTCACTATTGGTGATGAATCCTTCACTTTTGAAGAAAAGACTATAGATCAGTTCGTAATTAAGACTAGATCCGCATCTTCCTCACATAATGTTGGTGATTTGGTATATGACGCTGCGGAAGTTACTGTTGGTGCGGATTCTGTATTGATTCTTGGAGTATTCTACAACGCTTCTCCTACCAGTCCTAGTCCATATGCTAATGTTGGAGAGAAACTTGAGATATCTGATCCTGGTTTTGTAAATACTGACGTAAAGATTTTTGATTCCTCTAATGATATCAGATGGGATCTAACTTCTATAAAAGCAATCTTCGAAGATGGTGATGATTACTACATTGCAGCACCAAATAATCAATTAAGTATTCTCCCTAAAGAGTTTACATTAACTACAGAAGTCTATAAAACTAACAATAAGCATATTGGTATATTCCTTGATGGTACTCTTGCTATGGGGGCAAGGCATACTGATAGTATTCTTGATGGTCCAATTCAGGGAATTCATGTTCTTCAGAGAGGTAGTGGATACGCTAGAGAACCATTTGTCCTTATAGGGGGTGTATCTGGTCTTGCAAGGACTAAGTTAGCAGGTCAGGTAGTCGAATCAGTTATTGTTGATACACCAGGTTCTTACACTGATATACCCACCATAGAGATAGTCTCTGGTAGGAATGCAGTTCTTACTCCAGTAATAACCAATGGTGCTATTACTAGTATTGTAGTGACTAATGCAGGTGAATATTATTCATCTCCACCTATTATTAGAATTTTAGATTTATCAGGTAAAGGTAGGTTTGCGGAATATACTTCAGAAGTAGATAATAACGGTAAAGTTACTGCATGTAACTTAGTTAATGCTGGAAGTGGATATAGTGATGGTAATATACGTGTTGATGTTATTCCAGTTGGATCTGGTGCTGATGCATTTGCATCTATACTATCTTGGACTAAGGACAGGTACAAGTTAACTCAAACAAATCCAGTTCCTGCTGCGTTGCGTAGTGGCGACGATGGTTCGGCTCATAGTCCTCTTCTGGGGTACGCTTATGATGGTAATCCCATATATGGTGCTTATGGTTATACAGACTCATTAGATGCCACTAGCTCTGTCACCCAAATGACCACTAGTTACTCTTTAAAGAGTTCTAGAACTAATGGTCCTTCTACTACAACTTATGTTCTAGGTACATTCTTTGAAGATTACGAGTATACTCATAAGAGAGGAACACTAGATCATAATAACGGTAGGTTCTGCTTAACACCTGAGTATCCTGATGGTGTGTATGCATACTTTGTTACAGTTGATGGCACTACTCCAGTATTCCCATACATCTTAGGTGAGAATTATTATGGAGTCCCTAGAGATTCAAATTATAATCAATCATTAACTCATAATGATATACCAAGATCATCAACTAGGTTGAGAACTACTGGTATTGCTAAGAATGGTGAAAACACAACTCTAATTGTTGATGAGATTAATACTGGTAGCATTTCTGATGCAGAAGCAGTATCTAGTATCTCAACGTTCTCAGTTGGGTCTCAGTTAGAGATCAATAATGAAGGTACTGGTGGTTACGGTGTTACTGCTGAGGTTTCTTCTGTAAAAGGAAAGACAGTATCATCTATTGAATCACAAGAAACCAAAGCACTATTAATCACTTTATCAAATACAGCATATATCTTTGATGGTGATACTATTACACAAACAAATAGTGGTGCTACTGGTAAGATTGTTGGTGATGTCTTTAGTGGTAGTACATTTACTCTTAGAGATGTAAATGGTGTCTTTACAACTACTGATAATGTATATTCCAATACTACAGTAATAACTCTAATATTAGATGAGAACTCATCTTATACAAAGGGAGCAAACTTAAGTTATACTGATGGTATTGCTACTACTATTGCAGTAGGAGAAGTATTAGAAAGCACCTCAAGTAAGAATACAGTTAAAGTTAAAGTAACATCTGGAGATTTTGCTGTTACTGATGACTATTTCGTTAGAAGTAGTAATTTGATTGATAGTGTTGGTTCTAAACTTCTTAGTACCAACTCATTGAGTGCTGGACTTAATATATTCACTATCAATAACAATATAGCAATCCTTAAGACTGCTACTAGTCATGGTGTTGGCATTGGTGATGATATTGTTGTGGATGTTAATCCTGATGATACTAGTACTACAACTACACAATATGTTAGAAGTAGAATATATCAAGAAGTAACATTCCTGTCACCTGTTGCTACTACAGCAATTAATGATACTGGTATTGGAAGAATAACTATTCTTAATGGTGGTCAAGATTATACAGATAACTTTGCTACTCCTGACAACTATCGTAATATTGCTTTGAAAGGTGGTTCTGGTACTGGAGCAACAGCAGACTTCCAGGTTGATCCTTCAGGTAGTGTTGTTTCTGTTGTTGTTAAGAACAAAGGTACTGGATATCAAAAGAAGGATATTCTAACTGTTGGTGATGCTGATCTAGCAAAGACTGATCTGACTACACCTGCACTACAAGTTGAAGTTGATCATATTGGATTGGGATTAACTGATACTACTCTTATAGTTGATAGCAAACTTGGATTTACAAAAAATGATTACGTTAAGATCGATGATGAGATTCTATTCATACAAGCGAAGAATGTTGCAGAGGAAGAATTCACTGTTGTTAGAGGACAGAAAGGAACTAAAGCAGTAGATCATTATGATGGTGCAGTAGTTACTTTAGATGTTCCAGGATATAATCTTGATAGAGGTTATAAGATTGGTGAACTTGCTGGAGATGCAACCATACAGTCATATGATCCAGTTACTCAGACAGCACAAGTTGTATGGGGTTATGATGATTCACTATCCACAATTAACGCTGTTTCGTTAAGTACTGTATTCTATGATACAAGTGAGGATAAGAGACTTGTAAGGGTAACCACAGTAGGTACTCCAATTGAAGTATTTGAGTTTTCCACAGACCAAATAAATTTCGCCAGAAATCCTATATTAAACATTAAGAAATTCTATAGTTATAAGTTCGATGTATCTCACTCTTCAATGAGTGACAAGGAATTTGATATATCTCCTAGTATCAATTATAACATTAATACTCCAGAGAAAATTGATTCTGGCAATGTAGTTGACCTTAAATTGGGATTTGGTGCTAGAGTCTCTACAAACACTTATAGTACAAAAGTACCATTGAGTTATTCTAGGTATTACTATTTCGATAGGAATAGTGGTACATCTCGTGAGAATGGTTATTTGAATGTGGTTGATGATCCACTTCAAGGTATTAAGAAAGCATTGTATGTAACAAATGATTCAGTTGTATATGATACTGGCATAACCGCACCACATGACGGTTCTGGAACTGTCACATATACATCTAATTCTAAGTTCTCTATAGGTGCTATTAACGAAATTAATGTTATTAATATTGGTGGAGAATATAAGAAATTGCCTTTAGTAGTTGGTGTTATGCCAACCGAAACGCTGAAAGCGACTGCTACCACTGAGGTTTACAATGGTTCTATTAGTGGTGTAACTATAGTTAATGCTGGATCAAGTTATTCCAAACCTAAAGTAATTGTTGAAGGTAATGCTATATTAACCCCAGTACTTAATAATGGAATTCTTACTGGTATTATTGTAACAGATGCTGGATCTGATTATGATGTTGCACCAGAAGTTAAGATTGTAGAATCTGACGTTAAGATATACCTTACTAGTGTTGATATTGGTATTCCTAGAAATATTCGTATTATCAACAATGGTGGTTCTTATCATAATGATACTACATTAAATTCTACTATTAGATCAAATTATATACTCAAGGTATCTAATTTCACCACCTTTAGAATTGGTGAAACTATAGTTCAAGGTGATACTGCTAGAGCAACAGTTACTTCATGGAGAGATGGATCAAATATACTCTCTGTTAAAGATGTAACTGGTCTCTTCAGAGAAGGTTTACCTATCAAGGGTCTTGCTAAGGGAAACACGGCAACATTAGAAAGTATCTCTTATACTGAGTTCACACCAAATATCAAAACATATTTTGATAATCTTGGATCATATAGTGATGATCAGGGTGTTGTTAGTTCATCCAATCAAAAGATTACTGACACATATTATTATCAGGACTATTCATACGTTGTTAAGTCAAGAACTTCAATTGATGTTTGGAGAGATTTAATAAAACAGACTACTCACCCTGCTGGATTCCAGTTATTTGGTGAAGTACTTATTGAGTCTAGTACACAGGCTGCTATGTCACCTGTCACATCTAGTGATAGATCAAGTAGGATTCAATTATGGGATCCAGAGAAGAATAAGATTACTGTTGTTAGTACGAAGAAACAAATAAGTGTTAGTATTATTAAGACAGAGCAACTTAAGGTTGAACAGGGGTTAGGTTCTGTATCACGTGATACATTCTCTACTGAAGAGATCAGAGCTAAGCAAGTATTCCTCAATGCAGACTTTACTGGTGCATTTACTGATAAAGGTAATCTCGAAGGTCAGACATCATTCGTTCTTGTAGATGAGAATGGAAATTCTGTATCTCCATACAATGCACAAGCATTGACAATAACTCTTGATGGTGTTATGCAAGAACCTGGTTCTGCATATGCTGTCAACAATAGTAACATCATATTCTCATCACCACCATTAGGACCTAGACTCCATGAGGGTCAGGATATACCACAGGTTAAGTTCTATGCTAGATGGTTTGAGTTTAAGACTGCTGAATTGAATGCTAGGTATCTTAAGAAACTTAGAAATATACATCAAAGACCTGGTACTTGGATTGATGCTGCTAACCAGTTATCGATGAATAGGGCGTATATTCAGTCAGAGACATTAGGTTATATCAAGGCAGAGTATCCAAATCTTACATGGGGTACACTAGGTCCAACATGCCATAGAGATATCGGTCTCATAGTAGACGCATTTGAGCATGATTTGAGATTCGGTGGTAACTCTAAAACAGTTGCTGGTGGTGAAGCATATTACAATAATGATTTACTTGATTTCATTACAGGTGAGATTGAACCTACTATAAAGGCATTTGAGAAAACAAAGGAACTTGCTGAGAAAGCAGCTAGGAATCTATTGACAACTGGTACATACACAACAGTAGATCCATATATCAACAATAACATTCGTGTTGATTCAGGTTCTCCTACATGTGCTGAAGTTACATCTGCTTTAGATTCTTTATACGAGAATCTTAAAGCAACTATAATAACAGGTCCAGGAACTGCTACAACATCACTTCCTGACTATGTTAACAACGAGAATAAGATATTTGATCTGTATTATACAGATGGTGAGGAAGTAGTCACAGATGTCAATGAGAATCTAATAGTTTCAATAGGTGGTATTGTACAACATGATAGTAACTACTCTATTGATAAAACTACTACACCTAATAAGATTGTATTTACTGGAGCACCTGTTTGGCAACAGCAAGAGAATACTAAAACTGTTAATGAACCATTAGCAGTAGATAATATTGCCTTGCATGGTATTGGTAACTATATCAGATGTGAAATTGAAACTTCTGGTATATTGGATGGATCTGCTGGTCCTTTCTTAATACTTGATAGTGCCACTAAAGAGGTTAAGAAGATAGATGATGCAGATTATGCATATGTCTTTGTTGATGGTGTATTACAAAGAGATACAGATGCTTATAGTATTATTGGACCTGCAATCAGATTTACTAGAAAGATAAATCGAGATCGTAGAGTAGAGATTATAGTTCTTTATGGTAGAGATATACAGCAGACAGTTACTCTACATGATTTTGAACCAAATACTTACTTTAATAGACTATCATTAAGAATCAATGATTCTGTTGTAAATAATTTTAAAGATCTGAGGAGTTGGTTTGATACCAAATATGATTTCACTAGGTTTGCATATCAAAAGGTTGGTACTGTTAAACATATGATTGGTGAAATCAAGAAGATAGAGGTTGATACTGTTACATCAGTTATGTTAACTGTTGCTGGCAACAATCCTTTATTCAATGGTTCTGAACCAATATACTTCTCTAGTGATTATGTCAATTACTCTGATGAGTTCTCTATCTCTCTTACAGGTATTCTAGAATATCAGAAAGATGAGTATGGTAGTCATAGAATGCAGAGAAATGCATCTCAGTGGTTATATGATAGTAAGAAAGCAGATGAGGCATTTTATAAGTCTCATAACTTACTTGCTCGTCTTAATCAGGGTGATGTCATAAAGATAGATGGAGAAGATTCTTATAGGGATGTTCAAAACCTACCAAGATATGTAAATCCAAAAAATTATAATCCTGGTGCTGAGATATCTGCCAAGTTCTTTGGTTCTGTGTCAACCACCAATTATAATGGTATTACTAGAGGTGTTGGTCTAAGTGTTACTTGTACTATTAACAGTGGTAAAGTAATAAGTTTGGAATGGAATAAGAAAAACCTCAAGTTGTATTATGAGCAGGGTATATTAGAACCTACTACTGCATATGGTTATGATAGTACACCTGTACTACATTTTATTCCTGAAGATGGTAATGGTGGTGGAGCTCATGCTGAGGTAATAGTCAGCAAGGGTCAAATTATTGACATTAAACTAATACATTCTGGATCTGGGTACACTAAAGCACCAAAAGTTAGTGTTGCTAGAAAGTATAAGTTAATCAAGAGACTTGATCGAAAGATTGACAGTTTAATTGGTCTAATCTTCTCTACTGATATATTAAAATCATCACCTGTTACAGTTACTACTTCGATAGACACATTCAAGGGTGTTGAGATAATTGGTGACGTTGGTATTATTGGTGGTGGAACAGGTAGTGTGGGTACTGTTACTCACAGACCTGTTGTGGTTTCTACAATACAGAAAGTTGCTGATCTCAGTGGCAATGTATTAACTAAGGAACTCGTTATATCATGGCCAACTTCAGTCACATCTGCCCTTATGGGATCATCGATTGAGATTGAAATAGAGAAAACTAGAATAATACAGTCAGCAATTAATTTGAATGTTGACGTTAAGAAGGAAATAGTGAAATATATCGAGACTGGTGTGCTTGATACATATAAATCATACTTTAACACTTATGGTTCCGCAATTTTAGGACCAACACCTGAGACATTTAATCGTGTTACTTATAGCACAGGAGATGTCCTTTCAACAGGTGGCAGACCAGTTTCCGAGTATACTGTGGAAGAGGTTTCTGTTTGGGGAATCACTATTGAAGAGATCGAGAATGCAAGAAATACTTTGTGGGTAGGTAATGTAAAATGGAATTTTGTTAATCCATCCATTAACTACTATATAACTCAGTTGAACACTGCTGACTTGCCAGATGATACAGATGCAGGTTATGTTGCATCTGGTGCTATTGTTTACGCAAATACTTCCAATTTTGCAGCAACGGGAACTATCCTAGTTGGACGTGAACAAATAACCTATACAGGTAAGTTGAGTGATCGTTTTACAGGATGTACTAGAGGCGCAAACAGTACTCCCATCGAGGAACAACTCGTGGGACAGTACATTAGAAACGCCCTATAAATAAATATAAATAACTCGGATTTAGTCTTAATTTAACATTTAGAGACCAGTGCTATGGCAGCTATTATTTCAGAAAAATTTAGGATCTTCAATGCGAAGCAATTCCTAGAGTCATTGAGCGAAGGCGCAAACGATGCGGATGCAGCTCGAACCAGAATGTACTTCTTCGTTGGAAGATCTGCAAAATGGGATGCTTACGTTGAAGTATTCAATGTAGACGGTACATTTGCAGCAGGTGAGACTGTTTCAGGTGGTGGATGGTCAGCAACAGTTGCTGAGGTTAATGAGAATAGTATCTTAGTTAACAACGTTCTTCCTACTGCTACAACTACACCTTCATTTGGAACTACCATCACTGGTGGTACTTCAAGTGCTACTGCGAAGTCTGGAGTTTATAGGTATGCTACAGAAGAAGCACCTCCTGCTCCAATCGATAACTATTCCGAAAAACTAGCAATTTATAATGAGCTTATTGCTGCCAAGCGTATTACAGGACCATTTGCTCGTCTAGTTGTTCCACGTTATAACTGGAACCTTTCACTAAATCCAAAGTTTGATATGTACCGTCCATCGTATGCACCTACTCCAGGTGGCGGTGGTGCAGTTGGTAAATCATCTGCTACTGGTCAAACTAGTCTCTCTGATGGTAAGTTCTATGTAATGAACTCTGCCTATGAAGTCTTTAAATGTCTTTATAATGGCGAGAATCCTGCTAACCCAACTGGACAGAACGCTACTTATGAGCCTAAGTCTCAACCTGCTGGTGGACAAGGTGCATTTGCTAGTGGTATCTACACAGAACCTACTGGTACTGCTGGATACGTTTGGAAGCATATGTTTACACTTCCTACAGCAGATGTTCTATCATTCCTATCAACAGACTTCATGCCTATTGTCGAGAAGACTGAAGCAAGTAGGGTAACTGTTATAGGACAATCAGTTGATGGTGGTATACACGTACCAGTTGTTGAAGATGCTGGAAGTGCTCTTCCTGCCACTGCAACACTTTATACACCAGTATACGGCGATGGCAGTGCTGCTATTGTTAAGTTCGCTACAGACGGTTCAGGAAGCATTACAACTGCTGAAATGGAAGCTGTGGGTAGTGGATATACTTATGGAACTACAATTTTAGAAACTGGTAAGGTATTCACTGATGCAGGTCTTACATCTGCTGCTAGTGCATTTACTGGAGTTGCTTCTATAGAAGTTGTTATTTCTCCAACAGGAGGACATGGTTCTGATGCAGAGAATGAATTATTCTCTAAACGTGTCATGACAAATGTACGTTTGACATATGATGAGGGTAGTGGAGACTTCCCTGTTGATAATGATTTCCGTCGCATAGGAATTATCCAAGATCCATTTGATTTTGGAACAACTAACTTTGCTTCTGCTTCTACACTACGTGGTACAGCTGTACTAAAGGTTAATGGAGCAACATCAAATTATACTGTTGACGAAGATATCTTCCAATCAGTAACTGGTGGAACAGCATATGGTAAGGTTGTTTCTTGGGATTCTGCTACAGGAATACTTAAGTATTATCAATCACCAGAGTTACATAGTGACACTGGAGTTGTTAGGGCATTCGAATCGAATGCAGCAAATGCCGTTGTAGGTCAATCATCCACTGCTAGTGGAAATGTAGATACAGGATCAACTGGAACCGTGTCTGACATTGCATTTACAGGTGGTCTTGCATCTCCCGAAATCGCTGCAAACTCTGGCGAAATCGTATACATAGAGAACAGAAGACAAATTACTAGAGCTGCTGACCAAAT